CTCAATTTGATCTTTGTCTAATAGTTCACTAGGTAGTGTTTCGTCTATTAGCCTATGATACTTTTCCCAGTCATCTTGAGCTGTTTTCGCAGCTTGCCATTTAGTTTTTTGGTTTTTTAAACTAAAAATTCTACCGCTATATTCTGAAGATAGTAGTTCAGCACTTTCAACTTCTGCTTCTTTTTCCGCAACTAATTCTGTTACCTTAGTTTCATCAATTTGTGACAAACAAGTAGGGCAGTTACCGTGTAGTGCTTTCATCTTTTTAATAAAAGCTTGAGCATCACTAACTGTTTTATTTAATTTTGCAACTTCAGCTTGATACTCCTCGATACCTTCTGCAGGCTGATCAGGAAGTGGTAATAGTGTAATCTTATTTTGTAACTGCTTATAAGTATTGTTTTGAGTAATCTTTTTATTAGTAGACTCTAAGGTATCTAATTTTTGACTTAAACCTAATACTTCATTATATAATTTAGGATTTGATTCAGGCACTTCTACTAGTGGTTTAGTATTTAAATCTGTGTTTTCATACTTATTTAACCAACTATTGACCGTAGTAACTTTAGATTGAGCAGCAGTAATTTCTTTAGCTAATTCTGTACTAGCTTCTTTAAAAATCTCGGCTGCACGAGTATACTTAGTTAAATTTAAAATTTCAATAAGAAACTTTTTTCTAGCAGTATCAGCAGCAGTTAAAAACTCTAAGCTACTAGCATTGCTTTGATAAACAATTTGACTAAAACTTTTATGATCAAATCCTAGGATTTCTTCAATAATCTTGTAGGTAGCAGTTGCTGTATGTGCACTAATATCTACACCGTCTTTAATTAATTTAACAGTTTGTGCACTTCCACGATTACTTTTAATGGTATACTCTGTACCATCGCGTTCAAAATCTAATTCAATAGAATAGTTTTTGTCTTTAACATACCTATTTAAAATATCAGCTTTTTTGATACCTTTAGAATTCTTATTGAATAATACTTCTTCTAAAATAAGAGCAATAGAGCTTTTTCCATGACCGTTCCTACCTACAAGTTGTGTAAGAGGTGAATTAATAAAACTAATTTCGTTATCTTTGCCATAGCTAAAAGCATTGCTCCAACGTAAGTGTTTAATTGTTATCATACCTTGCTAATTCTTTTTTAAGTTCCGGCAATCCGCCAATATACTTGTTATCTAAAAATATTTGCGGAACGCTTCTGGCATTAGGTACTTTTGCAAGCAAATCTTCTTTTGTATATCCATTTACCATAAGCATACGTTCGCTATATCTAATTGCGTGTTGATCTAGCAATCGTTTAGCTTCTGTGCAAGCAGGACAATTTTCTTGAGACCATACTTCTGCGTTAATCTGTGGTAATTTTTTCAGCATAATTTTGAAATTCCTTTAGTACACTTTCAATTGTATCTTCTGGTAAGTTTAAGATATATGTTAAATATTCTTTAACTTCTTCTGATAGGGACATTTCTGGGTCTAAGATTAATGCACTGTCAGTGTCTCGCTTAATGACCTTTCTGTCAATCAACTCGCTATCTTCTAACTCACCAAGTTCCTGCATATCGCCTTCGACTTGATAAATAGTGTGATCATAGTCTGTTGGCGGCTTAGGGTCGCTTACATTTACAGTTTTTCTAATTAACTGCGGTAATTGTAATTTATGCCAGTTGTGCTCAAAAGTATTAGTATCTAATACAATAACTCCTGTATCTACGTTATTTCTATGGAAACTAGTAGTAACAGGACTGCCTGGATATAAAATATTAGCTTGACAATTTTCATAACTATGTAGATCTCCTGCTAAAACTACCTTATAATTACTAAATATATTTAAATCAACTTCTGCTTTAACGTGTGGTGGAATTTCTCCGCGTACATGAGTAAGGCAAATGTCACCTTGAATCTGAAATGGATCTTTTTCAAATTCTTTTAGTTTATTATATGGAATAAAATCCATATTTTCTATTTTTACATACTCGTCAATAATTTGTACTTTTGGATTTAAACGAGTAGTTACTGTTTTTAAGTTAGTTAAGAATGTAGTATCTTTCTTAACTGCTTCGTGATTACCGGCATAAATAATTGTATCAATTGTACAACTATTTACTAAATCAAAGTATGTTTCCAATTCTTCCATATTAGGAAGTTTATCAAAAACATCGCCACCAACCACAAATAAATCGCATTCTTTTTGTACCTCTTGCAACTGTACCCAGAGCATATTATATCTGTTTTTAGCCCAATCAACTGGTACATTTTTCTGACCTAGTTTAATGTGTACATCGGCCGTAAATAATACTTTCATATTGCCTTTATTAGACAGAAAAGCCCGCTAAGCTATAAGTTTAGCGGGCTTTAGTTGTTGATTAACCTAATTCTTTGACAGCTTCTTGTTCTGCACTATCAGTGTCATCTTCCGCATTAGTTGTAATCTTATCCAATAATGCTTTTACATCTGCTTCTGTAGGACGTGGGAATTTTTCATCAATAGACTTAGCTGCATCAGCCATTGCACGCTCATCATCACTAAGAGCACGTGGTTTGCAACGCAAAACCTGAAGGGTATACTCTACGTTGAACGGAAGAGGGCCAGTCTTAACGCGTTTAAATACAACATCCCAACCTGTTTCATAATCAGTAGGATCGCCCAAATCTTCAGCAGCAGACACAATTTGCTCAAACAATTTCTTTTTAAGATTGAGAGCTACAACTTTGTTCTGTTTAGGGTCAATGCAGTTCACGGAATAGCTCCAGCTGCATTTTGCATCAGGAAAGAACTCTGTAACATGGTCTTTCTGTGCATTATCAAATTTCTCTTTTTCACGGCTAAAGGCAAGACATTCGACAGGAATATCTTTATTATTTGTACCTTTTAGCCAATAAATATATCGGGGTAAAACTCCGCCGATTAAGCGAACTACATTTTCGCCATCTTTATACTCATAAGACTCAACTTTGTTTGATTGAGCTTTGCCTTTTGTATTCTTAAAAGTAAGTGCCATTTTTTAATTTTCCTCGTATTTAAAATAGATTTTGTTGTCTTTAATTGTTATTAGCGGATTTGATTTTATTGCGTTTAGGTCTAGATCTGAAAAGTAAGATAAATCTAAATATTTGTGACCGTAGTGTTTATAAATAGCGTAATCTCTACGCCCCGCTAGTCGAATATATTGTGCTTTATATACAATGTCTGTATTTTTATCAGCAAATAGGGCTGCAGGTTTTATTAGAAAACTATTACCTTTAAGGTTAAAAATCGGCTTGATTTTATAATATTGGTTTTTAGGTATAGTTTTTCTAATAAAATGCAGTTTCAAATTTTCAACTAACTTTATAGGGTCACAGTTTGTTTTAGTCTCTAATAAGTTAAGGTTGAAGAAAAGTGTCATATACTGAAACTTAATATATATTATATCATTTTGGATAGCATTTAGCAAGTTTATTTTTTTATACCGCTACAACTTCCCAGCCTTTGCGTAAATAAAGACCAAGTCTATCAGTATTTTGCTTTTTATCTGCCCAACCTGCAAATTGAATATCTACTACTAAAGGATCACGTTTTCCTTCGTGTTCTCGCATAATTCGACCAATAATCTGTTCTAGTAAACTATCATTACTCATAGGAACTGCCAATATAACGCAGCTCAATGTATTTATCGAAATTCCTTCTGCAAAGATTTGTCGTGAACCAGCAATGCACAATTTTTCTTTGTTAAGGATTTGTTGTTTTGCTTGTTGTCGTTCTTCGTAGCTTGTTTCACCAGTAACCAGCACACACGTTTCACCGATATATTCCTTTACTTTTTCTAAAAACTCTACTCTGTCAGCCACTACTAGTACTGAGTGACCATTATCAATATGCATTTTTGCTATATGACTAATAAATTTTCTGTAGTTGTCTTTTTGTGTTAAGTCGTTAATTTTCTCAACCCAGGTAACACCAGGCTTAAGAGTAATATTACTTTTAACTAAGTGTACTAGCGGTTGCATTGTATTTGCTAAAGGAGGTCTAAACACAGTTTGACCAAAATAATCGTCAAATAATATGTGTTTTCCATCTTTGCGAATCATTGTACCACTTAGTGCAATTCTGTATCTAGCATGAAAACTATCTACTGTACCTGCAAAAGTAGTAGCAGGACAGTGGTGTGCTTCATCTAAAATAACTGTACCAAATTCTTTGGATAGTTTATCTAAGTTTTTAACTATAGTTTGTATATTTCCTACTACAATGGCATGGTCTTCTATATCAAACTTACCGCTACCAATAACACCAGGTTCCATACCAAATAGAGTTTCTACTTCTTCTATCCACTGATCTCGCAATGCAGTGGTATGTGTGATTACTAGTGTCTTTTGACCTAATTTTCTAGCAAGGTGTAGAGCAGTAAAAGTTTTACCCCAACCTACTAATGCATTAATAAAACAAGTATCTGTAACTTGATCATAGATTAATTTTTGATCTTCCCTAAGCTCAAATTTTGGTTTAGGAAATGGAACTGGAACTAGTACTCGTTTATCAATAATATCATAGTTTTCAGGAACTAAGTCCATTCTACCTTGTGGTATTGAAAGTATGCCGTTTAATAGAGTTTTATAGTTTTTAATAGTTTCCACACTTTGAAACTTTTTAGAACCAGTATCTTTATGGATTTTATAAGTAAGAGTTTTAAGAACTGTTTTTGTGTGTTCAACTCCTGGATTATCCATGTAAATTCTATTTGATATTACTGCTTTAGGCATTATACTAGTCTCCAAGTATCTTTATGTGGGGTATCAAAATACCCATACAATAAGTAACTATTATCTATATGTAGTACTCCTGCGTACTGCTCGTAGGGTTCTGGTTGTTTCATTGTTTTAAATCGTTGAGCAATGCCTTCAATTTCTAACACACATCCTATACCACCCGCAGGTAACACTTGTTTTATCTTTTTAATTGTCAGTTTGGCGCGTCTGGTTTTTTTATG